ATTTCAATGATTGTAACTAAAAACGATAAATCTTAGTATTTGCGATATTTCCAATGAAACAAAAAAAGCCCTAGGCGCATTGCCTAGGGTAGTGGTTAGTCCATTATATTGGACTTATTGAGTTTGGTCTAGTATACCGGACTTAATTATCCGCTAGACCGTCATCATAGATAAAGGAACCGTCAACGGGCTTTCCGTTAATACATAGTTCGCCGGACTTATTAAACTCTGCCGTGCAATTAGCCAGCATGCGCCCTTCTTTGTCCAAGAAGTACACTTGCCCACCACGGCCAATAAGAAGGCTGTTTTTAACCATGTGGCCGTCATCATGATAGAAGTAATACCAGTGGCCGTCAATCTCTTGCCAGCGATACTTACAATCGCCGTCTTTGCCAAAGTAGTATTGTTGACCGTCAATGTCATGGAAGCCACCTTCCAACATGAAGCCGTCTTTAATGTAATAGAGTTTGTCCTTGTACTCTACCCAGCCTTGCATGATGCGGGTCTGCTTATCCCAAGCTACCCAACTACCACCCTGCTTAGTCCAACTTGTCACTGTAACTGTCATAGTTAACTTCCTTCCTATAATGCACCAATCAACTTGCCGGTTGAGATCTCAATCAAAGACCCGTCCTCTGATACCTTAATATCGGTAGCTTCCAGCATAGAACCGTCTGCCTTAAGGTAATATAGACGGTCATCTTGACCGCGGACAAACTCCCGGCTTTCCATGTGCCCGTCAACACGGCTGAGGTGGTACCATTTGTCTTTGTACTGTACCCAGCCCATGCGCATAGAACAATCGTCATTGAAGTAGTACCATTGGCCTTTGTACTCAAGCCAGCGCTCTTGATAAGCCCAGCCATCAGCGTCAAAGTAATACCACTTGCCGTCAAGTTCTAGCCAGTCGTCTTTGTGCCATTCACCGTCAGAATGACGATAGCCCCAGCCGTTATCATACTTGACCCAACCGCTTTGGATTTCCGGCGCTTGTGTAGCCCCGCTATTCTCTGCGTCAATCATTTCTCGCACTGTCTTACCAAGCGATTGGTAATACTTGATTTTCTCAATGAAGTAGTCTTTGACCGCGTTCACGCTCTCACCGTGCAAGTCCCATGACCGGTGCGGGCAAGAAGTGCTACTAAACTCTTGGTGCAAGCGCACGGTTGACCGGTTAACCGGCAATTCATAATAAAGCATGTCCTCTGCCACTTGACGCAATGTCATGTCCTCATTAAGAAGAAATTCAGGCGTGCTTAAGCCATTATCCCAACGGCTACCGCATACCTCATAACCGATATAACCGCCCGTGTTGGCGCCCCAGTTACCAGCGTGGTAAGCGATGTTGTTAGTGTCTACCACGCGTGCAATCGTGTTCTTGTCAATGTAATAGTGCGCGATGCCTAAAGCCTTGTCTCGTGTTCTAAGCCAGTTAACGTACCATTCAGGCGTGCCCAATGCTGACCCATAGTCATTATGGACAATGACCCCTAGGATAGTCCCCATAGGTCCCACGTTCATTAAAGTCTCGTTGATAATTTTCGGATAAGCAATATTAGCCACTTTATCCTCTCCTCTTTCCTCGTCATACTCTTTCAAGCCGTATTGGTTGATAAAGTCGATTAACTTTTTACCGTAACGGCTATCAGTCGCGTAAGTCCCAGTTAAGGCTTCCGCTTGTTCTTCCGGCGTGCTAGCGCTTAGTACCTTGGCATAGTACTGCTTACGGTACTCGGTGCTTTCAAAGAATGTAGCATGGTCTGCGATAGATTCTTCAATCGTTCCATAGGCCCGGAAGTCTGAATTTTCAGGCTTAAGCACGCCTGCGCGTTCCTCTAAGCTGTCTTTGTTGAATACCGGCCCAGTCCAAGGTGCGCTAGCCTTAATGCCAAACAAATTGCGCCCACCGTGTGCCAAGTCAGATTGCCCAAAGGCGGACTCTAAGCACGCTTGGGCAATCGTAACGCTGTTGAAAATTTTTGAAGGATACTTGCGCACCAGCGGTGCAATCGTATCAATGAAGCTGTTCCCCATGGTCTAGCCCTCTTTAGGCTCGGTATAGTCCAATGCTTGCGTACTGTCAGTTAGTCCGGCTGTTGTTGGGTCGTTGATAATACCCACTAACACACCGATAGCTAAAATGGTGTTGGTAATGTCTGCCACGTTGTCAGGAAAGACTTTGATGCCTAATTGTTGGCTTAAGATAACCAACAAACCAATTAAAGCCACCCAAAAAGATTTGCGTTGTAAGCGTACTGCCCAGTTAATTTTCATAATTTATACGTCCTTTCTCGGTAAACGTTTGTATTCTTCGTATAGCGCATCAATTGCGCCATTTCCGCCCGTGGCGTGATAGCCGTCAATTAGATTGACTACTTCTTGAAAATTGTCATAGCTTTCGTATCCTTGCTTAATTGCCCTTAGCATTTCTTGCCGGATACGGTAGCGCGTTAAGTTGCGGTTAGCTAAGCTATTAGCCTGACCTACCGCCTGTAAGTCTTTCTGATTCACCTCTAGCTTGTCCATGCGGTTGAGTACCTCGGAAATTTGCTTAGCAATGTTCCGGTTACTCTGCACCATGTCCCATATGATCTTAACTACCGCCCCACACGCGCCAATCATAGCGGTTAGTTCTGTAACACTCATTCATCAATCCCCTAAATTAAAAGGGCCAGCACTAGGCTAGCCCTTTGTGTATACTATTGTTGCGGTTCCCCTTCGGTTTCAGACTCGCGCGCTTTAAGCTGTTCCAAAGTCATAAACTCTAACTCAGGAAAGCCAGCAATCTTAAGCTGTTTGCGGACTGCTTTGCGCATAGATTTGTGAACTTCACTGAAAGTAATCTCGCCCATGATAATGTTCAATGCCAATAAATGTGCCATACCTCGTGCACCCCCTTTCCTCAACAATCGGTAAGCCGTCAGTAAATCGTTAGCCCGTTCTCTCAGTTGTTTGAACATTCTAAGCGCCCCCTTCGTGCTTCTCCTTGCCGTTAGTTTCCTTGCCCTCGGTCTCTTCGCCGTCTTCTTCTTCGTCCGGCACTTCCTCAGGCAAGGTAAATTGACTATGCTCCGCAAAGCGTTCTAGCTGGTACTCTGCCAACTCAACACGCGCCATGACCTCGGCCATGCGTTTGATAAGCTCGACTACCCCGCCGTTAACGCTCTTAAGTAAATCGTCACTAGTTTCTAGTTGCTTCTCGTACCGCGCAAATAGGGTGTTAACCCGGTCGCGTTCTTCTTCCTGCGCACGGTTGCCATAGGTCAAGCGGTAGTCTTGTTCTAGTACCTCTTTGATAATGTCGTCATCAGTGCGCGCCGTCCAATCCCCTTCAAGGTTCCAGCTAAGGTACTTCAAGGGGTTCTCGCGTTCAATCATTACAACCGTCTGCGACTTGCCCGGCTCTGCTCCGATAAGCGTCTTACTTCTTACCTTGAACATTGTCCACCGCCTTATCTTTGGCCTGCAATTCCTCAATCACCGTATTTGCGTTGTCCAAAGCTACTGCAAAATCAGCAATCAATAAATTAAGACGCGCGATTTCCTGCGCCAAGATTTCTTCTCGTTTCATTATCCAACCTCCGTAATATCAATCCATACCCATGAGTTTTCGCCGGTCTTAAACCCTACTTGCGAACCGCCATTTTTCCCCGTGTTGCGCCACCCAATCTCGCGCACCACGTTATAGCCTTGTAAACTCTTGCTAATAACGCCGTCCATTGCTCTTTTAACACCAGTAGCATCTAACCTTTGGCCTTCGATAACAACGGGCCGGTAGAATGTAGCGGTGTTCTTTGCGTGCATCATTCCGTCATGGGTTATCCACCATGCTTCAATTCCGGGATTATTCCAGTCCTGACCCCAGTTGACCCAAAAGGCGGTTCTCTTACGTCCGCCCCGGCCGTCACTCATACCGATAGAAAACTGATTATCTCCGGTAATCCAGTTACCGTCCCCTTTCGGGTGGTCGCCAAGTCGGAAACCGCCAATAAAGCCACGGTAAGCCTGCAAAGAGTTTGCACTAAGTACGCGTGTTCTGATTGTGCCAGCGTTGACCGTGTCAGCTACCAGTTCATTAACAATCACCCTGTTAAACTCCCCAACAAAGGCTTTAACCGTCTGCGCGTCCACTCGCTCCGTCAGTAGCTTTCTAGCAAAGGCGTTTTCTATGTGGGTATCTCCGTCAAGGTAAATCTTAGACCCCTTAAGGTACACACCGTTCGGTGTCAGGTTCATTTGCGCCATTAGTTCGCCCATTTTGTTTTTAAGGCCTAGCAAGATATTATCCCCACTTTGAGAGATAATAGACCGCGCGCTTTCTCCTATGACTTCATCACTGATAAGGCCCGGCAATTGCTTTCTGATGCTCTCGCTGGTGTCGCTCTTGACCCTCTCAAGTATCTGTCCTGCAATAGTGGCCCGGTCAGTAAGTAAGTTGCCTTGGCTGTCAACGAACTTTTCAAGGATACCACTAGCGGTTTCCCGGATAAGGACTTGTAAGCCTCTTTCCCTATCTTCCATTGATCGTTGCAACTCTTGGAAGTTCTGCCATACTTGTTGCACCCGGCTAGCTTCGGACTCGTTCGGTACATACTCGCCCGGCTCCTTGCCATGTTTAAGCATCAAGTGGGTAAGTATGTTGTCACGCTTTATGTCACCGGCGCTATTGTTGTATAGCGTCAGCGTGTCAGTCGGCGATTCCGGCTTAAATCGGTAAGTATACCGGCCGTCTACCGGCGATAGGTATAAGGCCGGCTTGTCATTGTGCTGTACTTGTATTAACCCAGCCATTTAATCACCGCCTAAGTAAGTTGCCATTTTGTAAAGGCACTAGGCTTAACGCCGTCCACGATTGCATAGGCCACTTGATAAGTCTTACCCTGCTCTCGCAACGCGCCACTAAAGAACACGTTGTTATTGTCAACCTTACTTACTTGCCCGAACGCACCTGTTTTAGCGTCTTTGTGCATGGAAATCCCAACCGGTACCGCGCCACTCCGTAAATAATCACCAAAATCTTGAGTGTTTTGACTTTGGTATAGCTTGGTTGTTTGTGCCAAGTTTGTAAACGGTCGCCAAACTCCGTTGGTTAAAGAGCCAACAAAAAAATCATTGTACGCCATAGGCGCAAAAGCGTAAGCATAGGTATTAGATGCTTTCCAAACGAAAAGTTCTTTAGCTGGCGGGTTGGCATCACGTACAATACTGAACCCGATAGGCACTGCGCTAGACCCTAGGAAGGTGCCAAAGTTAGTACCACTAGAACAAGTAGTGATATTGAAACCCGCGCCCCATTCATCAAGTCCAAGACGTTTAAACAATGAAGTAAGATACTCACCGCTAGCTACCCCTTGCACCTTCCAAGGGTCTTGGTTGATTTTATATCTCACCCACATACGGCCATTAGTAGCTGTGTAAATTTGCCATGTCCAGTTGCCGGATTGGCCTAGACTTCCAACCATATTGCTATAAACAATTACGAACCCATAACCGGAAGCAATCCCTTTGCTAGGCGCATTGTGGCTCTGCTCGTACCAGTAAATCCCCGGTGTACCTAGCGTGTCTAGGTCTTGTGGCGCCCGTTGTTTACTAGTAGACCCCAGCAAGGCCTTAAGACCTGCTAGGTCTAGCGTTTCCTCAATGCTTGCGCCGTTCTTTAACTTGTCCACCTTGCCAGCAATCTGATTTACACTGTCAGATGTAGCTAGCCCGGATATGTTTGGATTGACCTCAACCGTGATATTGTCACGGCCGGTCAGTTTGATTTTGAATTTCAATCGCATGGTGTAAGATTGATTGTTCTTTGCTGGTATCTGTACGCCAATGTTATCAGCGCCATAGTAGGCTAGGAACTCGGTGCCGTTGCCAACCTTGGCAAATACACCAATTTCCCTAATTGAGTCAGTACTTGTAAGTTGGCTATTGTCATACACAATGTCAATGACTCTAAAGCCTTGTTCTTCTCTGACCGTCGGCGATACGCTCGATAGTTCGGAACCCATTGCGGTAGTTGTTTTAATAGTGGCATAGCCACTAAAGCGCGAACCAAAGGCAACGCGTGTAATCACTAAATCGCCCGGTTTCGCCATTTCCTTAGACCCTAGGTCCGTTAGTTGTAAACGTGGTAATGTCATAGTGGCGTCTGCTCCCATTCTTCATCATAATTTGTTACTGTTCCGTACACATTGGTATCCTCACAAGTCACCGTTAGGATATTTACATGCTGGTTTATCGCGCCCTCAATGTACTCTGATACCGGTATTGGTGCCATGCGATAAGACGGCGCTTGAAATTGGTCTATCTTAATCTTAACCACCTGCGTAATGTAGCCGTCCGCCCTCATTGTCGCTAGATAGTCGTCATAATAGACCCGGTTAAGCGTGACTCTTTGCCCTGCTTGCGCTTCGCCGGCCTTAGTTAAGTAGTGCCTGTTACTTGGCGCCATAGTCACTGCGAACGCCGTATTATTGCCGTTCTCAATCACTACCCCGCTTTCCTTAAATGGTCTTTCGACTTCTTCCATGGTAAAGCTAAGGTTGTAATCTTCGCCGGCGGTAAACCCGCTACCGTTGTGGCGGATAATTAGCTTGCCGTCCTCGACTGTAATAGTAACCGGATTCTTTGTGACTATATCCTCTTGTATACGGTTCTCTGTATAGACCATGCTGGCGTCATTCCCAATCGCCTTAATGGTCGTTCGTTGTTGCTCGTTTAGTTTCGTGATATCGTCGGCCATTTGCTCTAAGGTCATGCCGGCCGGCACCTTGATTTTAGCAACCTCGGCTTTCAAGGCTTCCGCTTGCTCGTTGGCCTTGGCTAGTTCAGTCCTGACCGTCTGCAAGTCCTCGGTGTCAAATTGCAATTCCCAATCCGTGCCGTTCCATATCTTCATGCGCTTATATTGGCCGTTCTTCTCAAACCAAACATCACCCACTTTATGGTGGTTGTTAGGCCCCGGCGCTTCGTACCATATCCGGTTGCCGGTGTTGGTTACTAGGAAACTACCAATGTCGCTTGCTATTGTCTTTTGCTTGGCTTCCAGCTCTTTAATCTGTCCGCCCATGACGCTTTCAATCGCTGACCGCACTCCAAGTGTAGAGTGCCCAATCTCTACGCTGGTGTATTCCTCAAGTTCAAAGTCATAGACCGTCTTAATGACTTTGGCCTTAGTTTCGATACCCAAGGCACCAAAGTAGACCGGTACAATGTCGCATAACTCGACTTCTTCCAGCACGCTTGCAACGTCACTAGATGAATAATCTAGCATGCTTGCAAGGTCTGCATACTCGACTTTGATATTCACGTTAGGTACGCCAATTTGATTAGCTTTAATGTACTGTTCCGCTAGCTTCCGCAAGTCTGCTTCGTTAGGCGTTTTCTTGTCGTTGAATTTGTCACTAAAGTTAACCGGTAAGATCCGTTGATTGGCATACTTGTTGCGGTGTGGCCCGTCAATCACAAAGCCTCTCACGGTGTGTATAACCGTTTCTCCTTGGATATACTCGCCGTTTGCGCCTTGTTTGCTCTCGCCGGTCGTTATTGCGTATGGATAAACGCTAGTAAACACGTTGGTTAGTTCTGCGTCCTGCTCTGCCGTAATAATGTTACGGCCATACTCAAGCACCGTTGGCGTGTCTCGGCCAAGTTGCTTATGCAATACTATGCGCCGGTTGTCATACTCAAATTCACCGCCAAATACATCTACTATTGACCCCTCAACGCCAATCAAGGCGCTGTAAGCATTGGTCTGCTTGTCAATGCTCCAATCAATCGGCCCTTGTGTGGTAATGTCAGTGGATACTTCCCATTCATTATCCCCAACTAGTTCACGGCGCCATAGATCCAACGCATTTTGCGCTGGTATAGCCGTACTCGTGATTTTAGGCTTGATTGCCGTCTTGGTAAGGATTGAAACAATATGATTTGCGTACACTTGCGTTACGCCGTTACTGTTCTTAACTACTCGGTCAATGATAAAGGTTTGGTTCTTAGTCCGCTTGCCCGCGTCCGCCTTAATCTGCATGCCCTCTTTCAATATTGAGTTCATAGGGTTAAAGGCGTCTAGTTCCATGTATAGCTTAGGTATGCCGTTTCTTTCGCGCTCAACGTTACGGGCCAAGGTTTCAATAAACCCCAGCCCATAAGCGTCAAAGCGCGTTTCGCTTGCACTGTATAAAATAGCCTTTGTCATAGCTTCCGCCCCCAAAATGGCGCAATCTTAAAGCCCGTGATGCCCGGCCCGGCAACCACCTTGATAGTGTTCTTGCCAAGGTCAAGATAAGGCATTGGGTATTGAGTATCGCGCACTATTTTATCCCACGCTTGCAATCGTCCGCTGTAAACCTGTTGCTTTTGCATGTCGATTGTGACGCCGTTTTGAATACCTCGCAACTGCATGCGCCGTTGGTTGATATAGAAAACGCAATCGCCGGTTCCCTCAATTTTGATAATTGGGTCGCCTAGCACGTTACCGGTGTTGGTTAGTACATTGTCACGCTCTAGGTCTAGCGTTTGGAAGTTCAGACCGTCATCAATAAACTTGATAGGGTGCAATAGAAAGCTGATATTTACACGGCCAAACGCCCGGATAATCTCTTGAATGTCGAAAGACTCCGTAACGCTGGCTATGTAAGTATGCCCCTCGTCCCATGACAACTTAAGCGGGTGGTATCCTCGAACGTTGACCCAATCACTCACTCGGTCTTGGGCCTTTGTCAAGTCGTCAGATGCCCTTACAACGAAAGGAAAGGAACGGTGCACCGGCAATAGCCGTTTACGGTCACGCAATAGAACGCCGTCACGGCCCGGTATAGTGACTTCCTCGACTTCGTAAACAGTCGATTGGCTACTTATATCGTTTGTCAGTAAAAGGCCTAAATCAGTGCTTTTTACGCCGTTATAAGTGATATATGCTTGTGTCACGCTCTCGCTCCTTCCGTTCTCATGTAATAGGTAAATTCCTTAAATAGTCGTTTCTGTTCTTCCATGCTTACACGGCCACCAGCACCGCCTGAACCGCCTGCATTGAAGTTGTATTGTCTGTTGTCGTAAACGGCATTAGATACCGCTGTACCACTTCCGCCAAGCGCCAATGTTCCGGCCATGTTGACCCGTGGTAATGCACTTTGCGCCAAAAGTGTAGCGCTCTTTGTCACTTCGCCTTGCATGTCATCAAGACCTAAGGCCAAGCCCTCACCGGTAAACTGACCGATTGCACGCGTTACCCGTGACGGCGAATGAATACTTAAGGCGCTTCGCATGGTGCTAGCCACGTTTGATGCAATCGCACTGGCTACCGCATAGATAGACCAAGCGGAAGCTGATAAACCACCAGCAAAGCCCATGCCTGTCCAATAGCCGGCACTCCATGCGCCACCGCTTCCGCTTCCTAGCGTGGAAACAATTTGATTGACGCCTGCGCTTGCTATGCTGTTCGTGGTGTTCATGCCCTGCTTAAAAGTGTTATTCAAGGCATCAATTACGCTTGTAATAGCGCTTGTCACGCCACCTTGGCTATTGTTGATACCGTCCGCAAGTCCTCGGTCAATGTTTTCCCCGTGGCTTCTAAACACGGTAGACGGGGAGTGAATACCTAGCGCGCTCTTGGCGCTGTCATCTACCGTCTTGGCAAGGTCAGAACTGGCTTGCCCTGCTGTTGTCGCGCTGTCGTTGATACCACTGACAACGCCCGATACAACGTTAGAACCAATTTCTTGGCCCTTGGTTTCTGCGTTTTCTCCGGCACCCTCGGCCACGCTATCAGTTAACTTGGCCCCTGACGCTTTAACATCAGGTGCTTTCTCCTCAATCGCTTGTGGCACGCCGTCAACGGTCGTCTTAACCGCGTCTTTAACGCTCGTGGTGTCTGCCTTGATACCTTCGCCAATCTGCTTAGTTACCTCTTGCGCTCCGGTCTTAACACTCTCTGCACCGTCAGTGATACCAGCGGTTACGCCGGTTTCTACCACTTCTTTAACTGACGCTTTCATAGTGTCTTGGCCGGCTTTGACCCCTTCATCAACCTTATTCATGATTTCCTTACCGCGCTCTACAAAACCGGCGTTAGCCATTTGGTTTTGCATGCTCTCGGAAACTTTGTTAACCACGTTCATAAGTCCGTTTGGTAAGTCGCCGTCCTTAATGTTCATAGACTTTAAGTAAGCGTCCTTACCGGTCTGACCGGCGTTAGAATAGCTGTTACTAAATTCTTGTATCGCGCTATCCGGCTGGCTAGCCAAGGCGTGAATTTGCGCATAGGCTTCCGGCCCTGCTTCTTGCAACTTAGCAAGTAAGCCTTGGTCTATCCCAAGCGCGCTTAAGCGTTGCATATCTTGCGCCCACTGGTCTACCGCTTGCGTGTTATGCGCCAAGGTGTTTTGCATGTCTGCAAACACTTCATCAGTGCTCTTGACGTACTTCTTACCCTCTGCGGTCGTACCTTCAATAGTTGTTTTGATTTGATTGGTAAAGTCTTGCGCGTGAGTCTTAACATTCTCTAATTGCTTAGTCATGTTATCTGCGACTTTTTGCTGTTCTTCATTAAGCTGTGCATAGCTTGTAATGATTGACGTATTGGCTTGTTGCTGGCTAGCTACCATTTCTTGGTCTAACTCAAGCTGGCGCGCGTTCAATGTCTCGCGC